AGATGAGCCTTTTGCAAATAATTTTGCTTTAAATCCAAATTCTCAATCTATTGTTCAAAATAAATTACAACTTGTAGAAAATCCGGTTGAAAATAAATTTCTAGCTGAGTATCCTATAGTTTCTCCAGAATTAAAATCATTAAGTGAAAAATGTAGAGAAACCAATAATCCATTTAGTAAAGATTGTAATACTTTTCTTTTTGAAAAAGAAAAAATAGAAAGACAACAATCTTTGGAAGACGAAAATGATTTTTTATATCCAACATTAAATGATATTAATTTTAATGTAAAAATTGCAGAGAAAAAAGAATTTCAAGAAACAAAATATAATGGGAAATTACATGAAGTAGTTGATGATTTATTAGAAAACCAACATAATTTTGAAAACTATACTCAAGAATTAATAGATGCAGATTTCGAATTAGCACCTCATCAAAACTTTGTTAGAAATTATTTATCTTTTCAAACACCTTATAATAGTTTATTATTATTTCATGGCTTGGGAAGTGGCAAAACATTGACTGCTATTGGTATTGCTGAAGAAATGCGTGATTATTTAAAAAAAATGGGAATTAATAAAAAAATAATTATTGTTGCTTCACCTAACGTCCAGGATAATTTTAAATTACAATTATTTGACGAACGTCGTTTAATTGAATCATCATCTTCTTGGGTAATGAATGATGTTGTTGGAAATAAAATTCTTAAAGAAGTCAATCCATTAAATTTAAAAATAAGTAGAGAAGATTTATTAAAACAAGTAAATAAATTAATTAATTCATATTATTCTTTTTTTGGATATATTCAATTTGCTAATTATATCGAACAATTTACACATAAAGATGATAATAAACAAACTATTAAAAATTTACAAAACGAATTTAATAATAGTCTAATTATTATTGACGAAATTCAAAACATGAAAAATATTAGTGAAAGTAAAGGAAGCGAAATTAAAAAAAATATTGCTTCTACCGCTTTTCAAAATCTTGTTAAAGCCGCGAATAATTTACGATTATTGTTTTTAACTGCAACACCTATGTTTAATAGTTGTGAAGAAATTATTTGGATTTTAAACATGATGAATATGAATGATAGAAGATCAATCATGAAAATAAGTGACGTTTTTGATAAAAATGAAAACTTAAAAGAAGAAGGTAGAGAACTATTAGTTCAAAAAGCAACTGGATATGTATCTTTTGTAAGAGGTGAAAATCCATATACATTTCCGTTTCGTGTTTATCCTACATATTTTGCATCAGAACACACATTCGAACATTATCTCGTTCCCACATTGCAACTAAATGGAAAAAATATTAGTACTCCCACTGAAAAAATATTAGGATTATATCTTACTGAATTACAACCCTATCAAAGTAAGGTATATAATTATATTATTAAAAAATTATTTGATAACCAAATGTTTATAGATTTCTCTACATTTAATTATACCATACTTCAACCTTTAATCCAATCTTTAATTATTTCTTATCCTACCTTAGATAATGAAATTGAAGAAGTATCATTAGAAGAATATTATTCATCTCCAGAAACCCCAGTTATTAATCCAGATGATGAAGCTATTAAAAATGGTGGAATGGTCCAAGAATCTGAAGAATTAAAAGAATCAAAAGAATCTGAAGAATCAGAAGAATTAAAAGAATCTGAAAAATCATATGAAACTGATATTTCATACAAAGATTTAATAGGCACAAATGGATTAAAAAATATTATGAATTATGAAGATACAGCAACAAAAAAGGGAAATTTTATATATAAATATCCTGATATAAATTATCACATATTTAAACCAGATAAAATAGGAAATTATAGTTCAAAAATAAAAAATATTTGCGAAAATATTTATAATTCTTCAAATGATATAGTTTCTCAAGGAATTATATTAATTTATTCTCAATATATTGATAGCGGTTTAATTCCAATGGCTCTTGCGTTAGAAGAATTAGGATTTAAAAGATTCAGAAATAACTCGCTTTTTGACTCAAAATATAATATTCCTTCAGTAGATAGCATAACATTTAAAAAAATAGATAAACGAAATACTACATCTATTCCTGTGTGTTATTCAATGATTACTGGAGATAAAAAATTATCGCCAAATAATAAAGAAGAATTAAAAAATATAACAGATGAAAAAAATAAAGAAGGAAAATATATAAAAGTTATATTAATATCTCAAGCAGGTTCAGAAGGGATTGATTTTAAATATATTAGACAAGTTCATATATTAGATCCGTGGTATAATATTAATAGAATAGAACAAATTATAGGTAGAGCAGTAAGAAATTTTAGTCATAAAAGTTTACCATTAGAACAGAGAAACGTACAAATATTTTTACATGGAACAATTTTACCATTTAATAAATCAGTTGAAGCTGCCGATTTATATATATACAGAATTGCTGAATATAAAGCAAAACAAATAGGAATTATCACAAGATTATTAAAAGAAACGTCAGTTGATTGTATATTAAATCATAATCAAACTAATTTTGATGTTGAAAATATGAGAACCACACTTTTAATTAATCTCTCTACTTTACCATACGAACTTAAACCTTTTCAAGTAGGAGATAAAGCATATACTTCTACATGTGATTATATGGATACGTGTCAATATCAATGTAATCCTTCTTTAAATGAAGAACATGACCCAAATGTGAAAACTTATTCTGAAGCATTTATTAAAATGAATATTGAAAAAGTAATGAATAAAATACGTTTTCTTTTTAAAAAAAAATATTTTTACAATAGAGAAACATTAATACAAGAAATTAATAATAGTATTATTTATTCTCAAGAACAAATAAATTATGCTTTAACAGAGCTAATAAATGAACCTAGTGAATTATTAATAGATAAAAATGGAAAAAAAGGTCATTTGGTAAATATTGGAGAGTATTATTTATTTCAGCCAATTGAATTAAATGATCCGAATATTTCTCTACTAAATAGAGAAATGTCAATTGATGATAAGAACCAAAAAATAAATATTCATGTTGATGAAGAATATAATGAATATAATATTTCTGATATTCCTATAGCGAGTGTTGTTAATTCTACTATTATATATCAAATTAAAAGTTATTATGATTTAGCTATGGAATTATATTTTATGTCATATGAGGATATAGAAAGTAGAGAAACATTTACTGATTCTGACCCAGAATGGAAACATATATATAGCACCATCGGAATAGTAATGAAAAATTTAAATAGCAATGGATTATTATTCAACGAACAAAATGGAATAGAAGAAGGATTTTTAAAAGAAATGTTAATAGATCATATTATTGATTTCTTGTTACCTAAAGAAAAAATGAAGTTGTTTGAAATGATACTTAAATTAGATGTATCTGATGAGTTTAATGCTTTATTACAATATTCGTGTATAAAAAAATTTATTGATTTAGGTGAAAAGTATGCTTATATTCTCTATAATCCTGAACCAAAATATTATGTAACAGAGAAAATTAAAATGGATTGGAAACATCCAAGAGCAAGCGAAGAAGAAAGGATACGTAAAATAGTAACTGCAACAATATCAAATGAAAATTTTAACAAAATTGTTGGATTTATTGATATTAAAACATCTATAATGGTTTTTAAAACAAAAAATACGTTTACAGATGGTAAAAGAATACAACAAGGTAGTATATGCGATCAAGCTGGAAAAGTGAATCAAATAAAATTATTAAATAATATTATTGGAATTGAAACTTACGTTCATATAACAAAAACAAATAAAAAACTTAGAGCTTATTTCTATGCTTTAGAAATTAAAGATGATAAAGTAAATACAAAATATATTAATAAATATGAATTATGTATATTATGTGAATTTATATTAAGATATTATCAAACACAACAAAAAGAAAATAAAACATGGTTTTTAGATTATGAAACTCAATCATTCATAAATTTTAATAAATGGAGACCAACATAATTAAAATGACACCAATATATATAAAATTGAATTATAATAAATATAATATATTAGTATTAATAATATGAATAACAAAATGAACCAAAGACAACATAAAAAGCATTATGTGCCTAAAAAAAGCAACGATGTATTATATAGTAAATCTTTAATTACAAGAAGTATTAAATTAGATATTAATTCTATAGGTAAAAATATAATAATCACACTTTTGCAAAAAATAAGAGATGATTATGAAGGTAAATGTGTTGTGGAAGGTTATATACAACCTGGTACTTGTAATATTAAAGGTTATTCAAGTGGATTATTAAAGAGTAACTATGTTATTTATGAAGTATTATTTGAATGTTTAACATGTTTTCCGGTTCAAGGAATGTTAATTGAATGTGTTGCAATAAATATTACAAAAGCTGGTATTCGTGCAGAAATAAATACAGATAAAAAACCAAGTCCGGCTATTGTTTTTATAACAAGAGACCATAATTATAATGTAGATGAATTTTCAAAAATAAAAGAAGGCGATATTTTTGAAGCCAGAGTAATAGGACAACGTTTTGAATTAAATGATAAATTTGTTTCTATAATTGCTAAGTTAACATCAAAAACAAAAGAGCATCATAAACCTCAATTAAAAAAAAGAACTATAAATACAAATACTATTGTATCTAAAAAAGACATTTTAGATAAATTAGTTTCTGTTATACCAAAAGTATCTGTCGTTCCTACAAATATAGAGAAGGAAAATGGTGATGAAGAAGAAGACGAAAAAAAAGATGAAGGAGAAGAAGATATGGAAGAGGAAGAGGAAGAGAATGAAGATGATGATGAAGAAGAAGATGAAGAAGAAGATGAAGAAGAAGAAGAAGAAGAAGGTAATAAATTAGAAAAACCAAAAAAAGAAGAATACTAATTATCGTTTAATAAATTATGTAATAAAATATCTTTGTTATTATTAGTTATATCACCGGATAGTATAGAAGATTCATATATTTTTCTTAAAACGTCGTGTGGTGTTGTATTACCTATGCGTATTAATCCTCTATTTCTTAAATATTTTTTGATATCATCTATTTGGTGTGTTTTTAATTCTTTATGAGAATCAGTTACTTTTTTTCTGGTATTTATATTTTTAATTAATATTCCTACTTTTCTTTTAA